TGCGTGACCCAACTTGATGGTCAGGACGCGGAACGCCGCCTTCGTGACCTGTGCGCGAGTCATGTCGCGGGTGTTCTTGCCCTCTGCGGTGTCGTTCATCTCCTTCTCGGTGGACAACATTCCGAGCGAGTCAAGCACGATCATCATGCGAGGACGGGTGTCCTTGTCTGCTTCAAGATACTTGTCCACGGACAGCACACACTGGTGGCGGAACTCCTCCACCGTAGCCACAGGCAGCACAGCCACGCGGTCGGTGTCAATGCCACGAGACTTGAGCAGATCCGAAGTGATCGCTTGCTCCGTGTCAAAATACATGACCATCGCGTTGGAATCAGAGTTCAGGAACTCGCGCACCACATTCAGGGCAAAGTAGGTCTTGCCCGTGGCTTGCTCTCCTGCAAGAGCCACGATCTTGTTGTCGGGGATGCCACCGTGGATTGAACCGCTCAACAGCGCGTTGAACGCATACGATCCCGTGGAGATGAATCCCTTTACATCACTGCCTTCCAAGCCGTCAGAGGCTACGGTGGCGTACTTGTTTCCTGCTGCCTTCAGAATGTCCTTCAGTTTCATCGCTCAATCTCCTTTGTCATGTGCTTCATTTGCTCTTCCACTGTGTTGAGTTCGCTTTCGTACCGCCGTATTGTACCAAGCGGTGTCTTCTTGTCAATGACACAACGCTTCATCTCATGGATGAGCCAATACTTTCTGTCGGTCAGCAGACCGAGCAGATATTTGTAATCGGGGGTGGAATTCATTAAACAGTCAACTTCAGACCAGGCGCGGTCATATCCTTGCTAGGTACGACAATTCCTGAACCGAAAGCCGAACTAAACTCGTTAGCCAGATCCGTAACAGGATCAGCGGTGAACATGACATAGGACGCAGGAACAGTCACCTTGGTGTCCTTGACCGATGCCATCCACGGCACGACCGCAATATTTGCACCACCGCCCTTGGTGGGAACTGGCACAACCATGCACGGATTCTTTAGAGTGTACGACACCACCTTGTCGCCTTCAAAATTTTCGGTAACGGTTGCAATGAGTTCTTCGCCAGTCTGAACCTTCACGATCTTTGTAGCCATGATGAATCCTTTTGTTAGGGGTTATACAGTATGTAGGTGTGAGTCAAGCAAACAGTGATTCCAAAGTATTCCGTTCTTCGGGACTCCATCCAACCGCATTTGTAATTACACGCAGCGGCTCAAGGAATGTTTTTTCGAATTGGGTATCGTAGTCAATGTACTTCTGAAGTTCAAACTCCTTCGGCAGCGTGACAGGGAATCCGATCACGCCTTCGTGGATTGGGTTGGGAGTCTTCATATAGATGAACTTCATCTTCTCTCCCTCACCGATGAGCCGATACTTGCGGTCAAGTTTCAGCCGCTTCACGAAATGGTTGTGGAGCAGTGCAGCCTTCACCGCGATGGGCGTACCCTTCTTGTAAATCGTTAGGGGTGACGAGTACTCTTTCATGCCGTTCACTCCGCGAGGAGAAGCCACTTCCTCCACGGGTAGAGACTTGAATTCTTTTTGGGTAGTCTTCACGAATTCCTGAAGAGTGGCTTCGTCACGCATCAGCACCATTTCGATTGCGGTCTTCAACGACTTTCGAACATACGCAGGGGTGGACGAACGGGCTGTTTCGATGCCCATGATCTTTAGTTTGGGAGTATTGTAGCGGACTCCTTCGGCATCCCATACGGACAGCATATACCGCTTCTTCGCAGTCCAAATGCCCTTCTCTGCGATCACTTCGCGTCCCATTGCCATCTTGTTTGCGTAGGCGTTCATGTTGGACGCGAGTTCCGCGAACTGCTTGTCGATGAACGGCTGCAATACTCGTTCGCAGAAATCGTTCAAGAAGTCTACGCGCTTGCCTGTGTCTGCGTCCTTGCACATTCCCGCCACCTTGCCTAGCCGCAGATACACGGAGTCGGTGTCGGACGCAATCACATAGTCCTCACCGTCCGTCTTCAGGGCTTTGTTCAAGAAGCGGTTCAGGGCTTCACCGATCCATTGGATGCTCAACTGACCCGACAGCGTGATGGCTTCCGCAAGTTCCACATCAAAGAAGCGGAAATACTGATTACCGATTGCGCCGTAAGCAGAGTTCAACTGAATCTTACGCACCAACTGAAAGTTGTGGTACTTGGAAATCTCGTACTCAATGCGCTGCCGCTCTTCCGCAGGGGCGTTCTTGTCTAAACCCACAAGCCGCTTCTGCGCTTCAATCATCAGGCTCTTGTAGTGCTTGCGTTCTGCATACATCTTTTCCATGAGTTCGGGCAGGAACCCGTGGCGATCCTTGCGGAAGGCAATTCCGTTCGCGGCAATGGAAAGACCGCTGCGCTTTCCGTCATTAAAGTATTCCGCAGGATCAATGAATGCCGTAACAGGCTCACCGCGATTCCTGCTCAAGATGGAGTCGGGGCTGATGGAGTTCCGCTTCCAAATAGGATTGGTGTCCTTTGTCTCGGGCGAGATGTTGTACTGCATGATAAGGTGGGGATACAGAGAGTTCAAGTCAAAACTCACCACCCAATCGTGCTTGCCCACAAGGGGGTCTTTCACATACGCACCCGCGTATTGATCGTCCTTCTTTTGGTCGGTCTTCTGCGGAATCACAATGCCCTTGCCCATCAGGTGGTGGTGGATGATGGCATCCCATGTGCGGACTTGCGAGAACACATCCTCAAAGTTTACCCGTGCTGAATACGCAAGGGCTACCGCCAGTTCCATGAGTTTCAGTTTGGCTTCAAGGCGATCAACAAGCCGCACATCTTGGAAGTTGTACTCCATGAACTTTTGAAAGTCCTGTGTGTAGAAGTCCTGAAGTGTTTCGTATTCTGAATACGACACCTTCTCCTCGCCCAACTCCACCTTGGAAATGTGGTTCAGGGAGTACGACTCCTGCTTCACATAGGTGAATGTCTGGTACAACTCAAAGTAGTCAAGGGTAGCCACACCGCTGATCACATACGCGGTCTGATCCCGCCCCATGCGGTTCACGGTTGTCTCACGCAGTCTGCCCCACGGCGAGAGGGAGTTGCCCCACGATTCCTCAAGATGGTTCATCCGCGCCACAAGGTACGGAATATCAAAGAAGCGAATGTTCCATCCTGTCACGATGTCGGGATCAAGATGCCGCCAGAGTTCAACGAACCCCGCAAGCAGTTCTCGCTCGTCATCGTAGGGAATGCAGGATACTCCCTCTCCCGCAATATGAAAGTCTCCCAACCCTAGCACATAGGTCTTGTCGCCCATTGAGATCGTGATTGCAATAACCCGCTCCGTTGGAGAGGTTGGCGTGGGAAAACCGCCGTCACACGATGTCTCAATGTCCAAGTTGGCTACGCGGAGGGACTTGAAGTCGTAATCGACTTCATGGGGAAACTCCTTGTAAAGGTACTGATACACAAAGTTGGTGTTTCCGTAGATGTCGTAGTTGGAGACATCCTTGAAACGGTCAATGAACTCACGGGCTTCTGCAATCCCATCAAACTGAATGGGCTGCACGGGCTTGCCGTTGATGGTGGTGAACTCACCCGTGTCCTTGGACGGGATATACAGCGTGGGACAGAACGGGATGCGGAGATGCTGTCTCTGCCCGTTCTTCCATCCACGATACAGGATGTTCTTGCCACGAATATCAACGGAAGTGTAGAAGTCCAAGTGTGTCCTTAACGCTCAACGAGTGCGATCCAGTCCTGATGTACCATGTCCTTGCCGTCATGTCCCTGACCTTGGTTCTTGGTGCGATCCCACAGAACCTTGTCTCCGACCTGTATGTCTTCCGTTATCTTATCACCGATTGCGGCAACCGTAGCCCAAATGTATTGGGATTTCACTACTTCATTGTAGATGATACCCGCTTCGGTTTCCTTTTGACCACCAAGGTGCGACTGCACCCAAATCCATTTTCCAATTGGCTTAAACTTGCTCATTTAAAATCTCCTCAAGTGTTTGTGGAACGGATTCCTTGATCCGTTCCTCTGCAATCTTCACATATTCAGAATTCAATTCAGTCCCAATGTAGTTGCGTCCATTCTTCAGTGCCACCACAGCAGTCGTGCCGCTGCCCGTGAACGGATCAAACACCGTGCAAGGAACAACATCTGTGTCCTTGCAGTTACAAGTAGGAGTCCATTCATCGGTTGGCTCTGATTTTGAATACTGCGTTGGATTGTGACCTTTC